AACAAGAGCCTCAGTTAATATGGATATGTTAAAACAGTTTTATGAAAAACAACAAATGTGGTTAGGACTTGTAAAAAATCTAAAACTAAGAGCGTACATAGATCAAAAAATAGGAAACGAAAAAGAACAAAAGAGTATAGTGGACATTACCGTATGATTGAAACAATTGATAATTTAGATAATGAACTTTATAATGTATTAGACAAATGTAAAAACGCAGACGGATTACCTGTGATGGATAGTAATTTGTTTGGTAAAATTACCGAAGCTTACGGTAAAGAATTATTCAGAAAAGTACTTGCAAAGTATATTACAGATAATAAACCACCATTTCCATATAAAGAGTTTTCATACGAAGAGTTTGTAAACACTTTTCGTAAGTTAAGAAAAGTTGACTATTCTACATATATTCAACCACAAGAAAATATGCAAAAAGAAGTCTTAGAAAAGTATGACGATTACAAATATTCCTATGCAGAATATGGTTTGGGTATGATTGATGCTCCATCAACATTCAATGAGGCTAGTGATTACTTTCAAAACAAATTGCGAATGGCCTGTGGTTCATATGGATTTAGATCTCCAGTAGATAGATGGAATGAAGGAGACAATATTTGGGGGGTCTTTGGCCCAATCTGGCGGGGCGTGAATGACAGTTGGGAGTTAACACCTAAACAATATATGATGGCATTTCGCCTTGGTACATATATTGCCACGCAGTTTAAACCAATAGTGGCAAAGTGTATCTATGAGATGTCTAATGCAAAAACTGTTTTGGACACATCTATGGGGTGGGGAGATAGACTGTGTGGTTTCTTTGCCTCGAATTCTACTTACTATATTGGTTGTGACCCAAATCCAAATACATTTGAAAATTACAAACTTCAAGCTATAGAATATTCTAAACTCATTGGTAATCAATATAGTATTCATGAAGATGGTAATATGTGGGTATTAGATGGCAATTTAAAATCAGTAAGAATGTATCGCAGTGGTGCAGAGAATATGCCATGGGATGAAATTGAAAATGTAGATTGTGCATTTACATCGCCACCATATTTTTCTACAGAAAGATATAACGAAGGTGGTGAACATTCTGAAGATCAATCGTGGGCGAAATTTAATGAGTATGAGGCTTGGAGAGATGATTTTTATCTACCAGTTTCTGTAAATACATTTAATTCATTGAGTGATGGTGGACATATGTTGATTAACATTATGGATCCTAAAATCAAAGGTAAAAGATATCGCTCTGGTGATGAACTTGTAGATGAATTAAAAGATAATTTTTTAGGTCAGATTGGTATGAGAATTATGCAACGACCACAGGGTAAGTCGGTGTTTTCTGATGAAGATGGAAACTTTGATAAAGAAAAAATGAATAATTTTATGAACAAAGTTTATATGGAAAATGTTTGGACTTTTCGTAAGGGAAAGAGTGACTTAGATTTATTTCGACACAAAAGAGTTGTTAGTTTAGATAGTTTCTTTTAAATAGTGCTTGACAGAATCAGTAGAATATGGTTCAATATACTTGTGATTCGGGAGTTTATCTATGATTAGTTCTAATACAATGTTTACAAAAGAGTCTAAGACATTACTTGCAAAACTGATGTCCGAAGAAGATATTACGGTTGAACATCAAAACGTCGAAACTGCGATGTTTGATGTTAAACATCGTATATTGACACTACCAGTTTGGAAAGATATGAGTGAAGAACTTTATGACCTTTTGGTAGGACACGAAGTTGCACACGCACTGTTTACTCCCGCTGGCGAAGAGGCATTGACTGAAGCTTCCGCTCGTTCGTCACATGGTTTCGTAAATGTTATCGAAGATGCTCGTATCGAAAAACTACAGAAACAAAAGTTTGCTGGATTGCGGACCGCGTTTATCAAAGGTTATCAAGAACTTTGGGACAAAGATTTCTTTGGTGTCAAAGATGTTTCTCCTAGTAAAATCAATTTGATTGACCGTATCAATATTTGGTTTAAAGTTTCCGCAGCTCAGATGTTGGTTGAATCGGATTGGTTTAACGAAGATGAATTGCATTGGGTTCGTAAAATTGAAAAGTTAAAAACTTTTGATGAAGTTGCAGACCTTGCAGAAGAACTTTACAATTTCTTGAAAGACAATAAAGAAGATAACCAAACTCAAACTACCATGACAAATCCAATTCTTTTTGATGCAGATGAGTCTGACGAAGAAACACAAGATACTGGTTCAGACAATTCTGAAGAATCTGGTGACATGGAAGGCGGAGAAAATTCAAATAACAATGACACTTCGGAAGAAACATCTGAAACAGAAACTGAAGATGAGTCTGATACTGATGATATGAATGACGGTGTTTCCGAAGTAGAAACAGTTTCAGTTGTTGATAATGATGAATTAGAATCTAAAACTGATGATGCACTGCAACAGGGTCTGAAAACTATGGTTTCTACAGACTCAAGAAACAATTTTAAATATGCTAACATTACTCCTATCAAAAATTTGTCAAATCATGTTGTGCATTGGAAAACAGTTAGTGTTCAACTTGAAAACCAATTTAATGTTGACTCAACTAAAAATCTCTATGAAGAATTTCTAAAAGAAAATCAAAAGACAATTTCATACTTGGTTAAAGAGTTTGAAATGAAAAAGGCCGCCCGTGCTGCCGCCAATTCTACATCACATAAAAGTGGTAATATTAACTCTGGGAAACTTTGGAGTTATCAAATTAATGAAGACATCTTCCAACGCAAAGTAGTTGTGCCAGAAGGTAAAAATCATGGTATGGTTATGTTAGTTGATTGGTCTGGTTCGATGCATGGCTCTATGTATTCTACTATGAAACAAACTATCACATTAGCTACCTTCTGTCGCCGTGTTGGTATTGCGTTTGATGTTTTCAGTTTTAGTGACAATCCTGCCCATTGGAATGAAACAAAATCAAATGAAGATTTTCAAAATTACCTATCATCTGTGGATATCAACTCTTGGATCCCCAAAAAAGAAGTTGCTCTGCGCAACTTACTTTCTAGTGAAATGAATAATCAAAATTTCAAAAAGAATGCAAATTTACTTTTGCAACTTACTCGTTCTATGGATACTGGTTATGGATGGTGCCGGCCTAATTTGACGTATGATGATTATTGTACAACACCATTAAATGATAGTCTTTTGATTTTGCACCAACACATTCCAGTGTTTGTGAAAAAATCCGGTGTTGAAAAAGTCAACATGGTAGTATTGACAGATGGTGGTGACAATGGAACATCATATGTTTTACGTCATTCCAGCAATGACAAATATCTAGCCTGTGATATTAATAATTATCCTTGGCGCCGCCGTCAACAAATCATTCGAGATAAAATCCATAATAAAATTCTAGTTCATAATCCAGACGGTGGGCAATTTACTAGTGCAATGGTTGAACATATGCGAGATTGTCATAATATGAATGCAATTGGTTTTATGCTTTGTTCAAACAAACGTGAACTAAAATATGCGATGGAAAACTATGTTGCGGAAGAAACAATTTATAGTACCAAAAGTAAAGAATTGATGTCCAATGGTCGTAAAAAAATCCGCGAAAATGGATTTGTTTCTGTCACCAATGCCGGTTATAATAATTACTTTATAATCCAACCGACAGATACTAAAGACGAAAATTTGAATGTAAATTCTTCTATGACTAAAAGTCAAGTTGTTCGCAATTTTGCAAAACATAACAAGTCTAAAAAAACAAATCGCCAACTTTTGAACAAATTTGTTGAATTGGTGAAATAACTGCTTGACAATGCCGAGCATATGTGGTTCAATATATATGTAATTGATGATGATTCGTAATGAACGGAGTGAAAATATGAACTTAGAATCTCGCAAAACTTTTATCGAAGTTGCGCAACGCGAATTTAATACTGACGTATTATCTCGCACTCAAATCAACAATCTGGCAAAGGTACACAAATTGCCCGATCCTGCTTGGTTAAAATCTGATGAATATCGGGTTAGTCGTGGTAAATACAAATTACCACTAATGAATGATGGTGGAGTTGTTGTTAACGCTCCAGTCCATGTAACACCAGCTCCCTTGAAACAAGCAATGAGTGTTGACCTATCTCATTCTGAGTCTCTTGTTCCAGAGAAAGACCCTAACTTTGTCAAGTTTGGTTTTTTTGATGATCTCAAAACTATTATCAAATCAAAAATCTTTTATCCAGTTTTTATTACTGGTATGTCTGGTAATGGTAAAACATTCGGTACACAACAAGCTTGTGCTCAGTTGAAACGTGAATGTATTATTGTCCCTATCACTGTCGAAACTGATGAGTCAGACCTTCTTGGTGACAAAACTCTAATTGATGGTAATGTGACCTTTGTTGCTGGACCTGTAGTTCGTGCGATGGAATCTGGTGCAGTACTTGTACTTGATGAAGTTGACCTTGCATCAAACAAAATTATGTGTCTCCAGTCCATCATTGATGGTAAAGGTGTTTATCTCAAAAAAGATAATCGGTTTGTAAAACCAGCGCCTGGATTTACAGTTGTCGCAACTGCAAACACTAAAGGTAAAGGTTCTGATGATGGACGTTTCATCGGTACTAACGTAATGAATGAGGCGTTTCTGGAACGTTTCAAAATTACTTTCGAACAAGAATATCCATCACAAGTTGTCGAGAAAAAAATTCTCACAAAAGTGCTTGCATCTTTTGGACTACAAGATGATGAGTTTGTAGAAAATCTTACAGTTTGGGCTCAAACTATTCGCAAAACTTTTGCTGATGGTGGTATTGATGAAATTATCTCTACTCGCCGTTTGGTTCACATTGTCGAAACTTTCTCAATTTTCAAAGACCGTGTAAAGTCTGTAGAATTGTGTACTAATCGTTTTGACGAAGATACAAAAACTTCTTTTGTTGACCTATATCAGAAAATCTCTGATGATGTTTTTGAAACAGAAACATCAGAAGTAAACGAAGATTATGCTACAGAAGAAGATTGCCCATTTTAAAGGAGGAATATGATAGACTATAAATTTAACGAAGATGTATTGCTTGAGGAAATCAGGCAATACATTGATCTAACATACGATCAACATTACTCAAGTTCAAAACTACAATCGACTGAAGTTATCATAGACAATGGTCATGGTGCTGGGTTTTGTTTAGGTAATGTTGTAAAGTATTCTCAGAGGTATGGTAAAAAAGGCGAGACCGAAAAAGATTTCAGAAAAGACTTGCTAAAAATCATACATTATGGTATACTGGCGCTATACAATCATGATTTAATGTATGGAGAAAATGATGAGCATTAATCTGAAACATTCTGATAACTTGGATAGAGATTACAAAAAACTCAGCAAGGGCAGAAAAGAATATGTGAAAAAAATGGCTAGTAAAGAAAATTTGACCATTTCTAATTATCTTAAAATGAAATATGGAGTTATTGAAAATGAAAATAAGTGAACAAACTCAATTGGTTTTGCGAAACTTTGCAAATATCAATCAATCTATTCTAATTAATCCTGGCAATAGATTATCTACCATGTCGGTGATGAGAAATATTCTTGCATCAGCTGATATTGAAGAAGAGTTTCCTGTACAGTTTGGTATCTATGATTTGCCTCGTTTCCTTGGTAATTTGTCTATCTATCCAGAATTAGAATTCCATGAAAAGTATGTATTGATGTCTAATGGAAGTAAAACATATAAATTTATGGCAGCAGATCCATCTATCATTGTCCATCCAACAACCACATTTAAAATGGATGATTCTAAAAATAATCCAGATGATGCAAAAGAGATTAAAGATTATGATGTTAATGTGACTCTAACAAATGCAACTCTTTCCACTATTAGTAAAGTTGCGTCTATTAATTCTTTGCCTGATTATGCTCTTATGACAGAGGATGGTATAATTAATTTTGTTGCTCTAGATAAAAAATCAGATACAACTGATATTGCAAAAGAACCAGTTGGTGAAAGTAATGCAAACTTTCAAATGTATTTCCGAGCTGAGAATATGAAACTAATAGAAGGTGATTATAATGTTTCTGTTTCGAGGAATAAAATTTCAACATTCCGACATCATATAAAGGCAATTCAATATTGGGTGACTCTCGAACAAGATTCGAAATACGAAGATTGAGAGGTAGGTAATGAGTGAATTTTTGTGGGTTGAAAAATATCGCCCTAAAACTATAGATGAATGTATCCTACCAAATGATCTTAAATCTACATTTAAAGAGTTTGTAGAAAACAAAGA